CCTGGACTCACATGCATCGCGGCAGTGCAGAGTTTTGAGAAGGCGTTGCCTTTGATTGCCAGCAAACTGCCGGACGTGATCCTGATGGACATCGGCCTGCCGGGTATGTGTGGCGTGCAGGCTACCGCGGCGGTCTGCAAGCGGTATCCGCGGATCAAGGTCATCATGTTCACCGGTGAATCGACGGAGGATAAAATCTATTCGGCGTTCCTGGCCGGGGCGGTGGGATTTCTGCTCAAGAGCGGCAGCCGGGCCGAACTGGCGGCCGGGATCCTGAAGGCTTACGCCGGAGGCTGTCCCATCTCTCCGCAGATCGAAAACGCGCTGGTCGCCTGGTTTCGCCGGCGGCAACTGCTTTTTCCGCACCTTTCCCCCATTGAGACCGTGATCCTCGGCGAGTACGACCGTGGGACATCGCAAAAGGAGATCGCTAACAAGCTGCAGATGAGCCCCCACACGCTCAGGACGCACATCAACCGGATCCTGGATAAGACCGGAGTCTCGAGCCTGTTGCGAGCTGCTTACTTGAAGCGCCAGGCGCTCAATTAGTAATACCCATAAGTAATATACTAATGCGTAGGCGAAAAAGGCGACTGCCGGCCGCGGCAGGGCCTGGGGCAATCTTGAAGCATGACTGTTGAGAGCCATGATTCAAAAGATCCCACCATCCCCATCGTTATCGAAAACCGCGATCAAGCCGAAGCGGTGATGGCGATCGTAGCTTCGATCACGCTGCAGCGGCAGGCGGCGCAAGGCGAACAAAACACCCAGCTGATTCGCGCGCGCTCGCATGATCCGGAAATCAAACGCCTGGGCGAGCGGTTGGCTCGCTATGAAGAGGCTTTGGTTGTCTGGGCGCGAAAAAACCGCCCGGCAATAACCAAGACGATCGAACTGCGCCAGGGCCAAGTCGCTTTCCGAAACTTGCCGCCCTCGGTGGATTTCCTCAAAACCTGGACCGAGGACCTGGTCCTGGCCAGGCTGCGCAAACTCAAACGTTTCGCCATCTATATTAGGCCCGGCAAAGAAACTTTGAACCGGCAGTTGATCCTCCAGAACATCAAGCCGGAAGTCGCGCAGCTGAAGGAATCAGCCCTGGCAACCATCGGTTTGAAAATCAGCCGCGGCGAAAGCATCTCCATCGAACCGAACCTCGAGCAGCTGCCGGCCTAAAAGAATGCCATTCTTCTGGCATTCCTCCCCTTTAACAAAATGGAAGACGCAGCTCATGCCGAGGACGGTCACCTGGTGCCGATCGCCGAATTCGATTACGCGTCGGTTGAGCTCAATCTGTTCGGGGAAAATCCGGAGGCCGAAATCGCGGAGTTCAGCCAGGAAGAAATAGATCGAGGGATCAAAGTCCTGCGCCTGCTTTTACAGTGGATCTTTCAAGACGGAATGAAAAACGCCGACGGGCTCAAAATCCGCGCGATCATCAGCTGCTGGATTTTTCTCAAGGAGCTCCGGCCGCTGACTCTCACCGAACTGGCGCGCGGCTTTCAGCTGGACAAGCAGTCCATCGGCCGCTGGGTCGATAAGTTCAAAGAGGATTTTCCCGAAATTAAAACCTGCCACATGAGGAACCTGTCCAATGACGACGTCGACTGAGTTGGTCACCATCGGCCGCAGAATTAACGATCGGGAGAACGCGATCGAGATTCTCAAGAAGCAAACTTTCGACAAGGCCGCCGATGCGCTGACTGAGATCATCCTGCAGGGCAACGATTTGCTGGGGGCCAAAAGCCGGCTGAATCACGGGCAGTGGATGACCTGGCTGGACACGCATTGTCCCAATATTTCAGAGCGCAAGGCCCAGCGCTATATGCGCGTGGCTTCAAATCCGACACGCGTGTCGGATTTGCTTCTCAATGGCAGCATGCGCCAGGCGCTTTGTCTCGAGGACGGTCAAAATACCGAACCCGCCAAAGAGGTGAAGCAATGGCCGCCCTACCTCGAGGCGATTGGCCGGCTGAGCAAACTCTCCGGATATGTCCGGCGATTCCCGATCGACCAATGGCCCAATGAAGGACTGGAAAAGTTCCGGGATGACCTGGAGCCGATTGCCACTCGGCTGTGGCCAGACAAATTCAAGGGCGCAGGCGCCCAATCAACCAAAACCAAACTATGAAGAAAAAAACGAAGCCAGCGCAGTCATCAAAGATCGAAGTAACCTTCGATCACATCGTCGAAAAGACTAAGTACCAAACCAAAGATTTCTACGGCACGGTCGTGCTGAAGGATTGGATGAGCGATTTGAACGATCGCAACGTGAAACGCCTCACTGGCTTTTGCACGCTGGTGCAGGACATAGAGATCGCCGGGTTTAAGACGCGCGGCACTGAAGCCAATTGGGGCATGCGTGTCGTGGGTAAACAACAGCAATGGACCATCCTTGGTTGTCAGATTCGAGCGGTGGTGGCGCACGGCATAGATCAAATCACGCAAGCAAGCCTCGACGGAGCGCTCGTCCTGGAACAATAACAATGACTCCAAACCAAAGAGCCCGGCACAAATACGGTAATGCAGTCCGCTTTGCGTTCAGGCTGGGCATGGTGGTTCGGACGTCTGCTGGCTTGGGAATCGCTCCTGCGGCCAACCAGGCGCAACGCGGGGTAATTCCGCGGCTGCTGCGCTGGAGACTGCGGCTGGCCATGCCGCGGCGCGCCTGGGGCCGTTTGGGGCACCCCCGGTAAGGAATCTATTAAAGGCCCCAGCAGGGGGGACAGGTGACCAAACTGGCCGGGCTTGCACATGAACGACCTCCAAAAACCGCGTTTCAGTTTCCAGATTTGGCCTGATTTAATTGGAACCATGGATACCGCAGGCCTGTCGATCATTTCCTCGGCTCATTGCGTCGAGCGCGTTCAGTTTCGCTTTCCGCGCTCAAAGAAACGCCGCATTCGCAACAAGTGGACAGGCCGAGAAGCAAACGTCAGGTATGAGCCGCGAGCTTATCAGTCCGGCCGAACCATTTACGCGCATCCGTCTTTTGTGGCGCAACTGCAGGCGGAACTGGAGAACCCTCTGACGGCGCCGCATCTATGAGATGGCGAAGAAACGCAAAAAGAAAGTCGCTCGGCAGCCGGCACCTGCCGCCGCTGCAGCTGAAGCTCAAGTTGATTCGAGAACAGCCACGATCAGCGCGGACGAATTGTGCGTCTTCACGGGCCTGACCGATCGGCGGCATCGGCAGCTGGCCAAGTCGGGATATTTTCCGCCGCCATTGCGCGGCCATTACCAGAAAGACAAAACGGTCGCGGGCCTTTTTTTGTACTTCCGTGAGCAGCTCCACAAACGTGACGATACGCTGCGCATCGAGCAACAGAAGCTCACCCGGGCCAAGCGCCAGGCAGCCGAGGAAAACCTGGCCATCATCCGCAAGCAATACGTGCTCAAGTCCGAGATCGGGCCGGCACTGCGCAACGTGAGCCTGCATCAGCGGGCAACCCTGCAGTTCAAGTTGGAGAATGAGCTGGCTCCCAACCTTGCCGGCAAGACGGCGCCCGAAATAATCCGTGAGGTAAGAAACGCGGTGGACGCCATTTGCGGCATCTTCCAGGAAGGGATCCGGCCGTGGCTGAACTCGGCACCTTAGATTCGCTGGCTGAAAGCATGCGCCCGGCCTGGCGCGCTCCGTTCCGCGGGCAGATTTACGATTATGCGCGCAAGCTCGATCTGCAGGCCGGCTACGCCGTAAAGGGACCGGTGCTGATCGATACCCTCAGGCATTTGATCGCGCCATTGGAAGCCGTCCGGGATCCCCACGTGCGCCTGGTCTCAATCCGCGGCGCCGTGCAGACCACCAAGTCACTCATCGCGGACATCGTCGTTCCTTACTGGATCGAGCATGACCCCGGCGATTGCCTCTGGCTTTTCGAAGACGACCCCAAGGCCAAGCTGTACGCCGAGACGCGCGCGATGCCGCTCATCCGGTCCATCCCGGAAATTGCCGCGCTCCTAGTGGACGTGGACCGCAGCGATAAGACGAAAACCAAGATCAGGTTCAAACACATGAATCTTTGGCTGTGCGGCCTCAACCCCGGCAACGTCCAGTCAATCACCTGGCGTTACGTGATCGTCGATGAGACCTGGCTGCATCCTTTCGACGGGCTCATCCGCCAGGCCAAGGACCGCACCAAACAATATCCGCACACCAAGAAAATCATTTTGATCGGGCAAGGCGGCCTCGAGGACGATGACCCCGACAAAGAACACAAGGCAACCGACCAGCGTGAACTGGAATATGCCTGCCCGGGCTGCCTGCAATTCCAACCTTTCGAGCTGGGCCGGATGCGGCCGGACGATTTCCCAGTCGAGAAGCTGCGCGGCACTTACGCCGGCTTGTCCTGGGACGTGAACGAAACCACCAAGCCCGGCGGCGGCCGCTGGAACTTCGATGAGGTCGCCAAAACCGCGCATCACCGGTGCTTTTACTGCGACCGCAGAATCGAAGATACGCCGGAGATCCGGCGGCAGCTCAACGATTCCTACCGGTATACCGCGACCAACCTGAACGCGCAAAAGGAGCTGGTCGGGTTCCATTGGCCGGCGGAAGCTTCGATGCGGGTTTCCTTCGCCGAGCAGGTGGTCAAATATCTGCGCGCGAAGACTGACGCCGAAGAGCAGGGGTATAAGTTGCCGCTGCAGGAGTTTTACCAAAAAGACCGAGGGCTCTCCTGGAGCGAGCTCCTGGAGGCCGAATACCGCACGGTGGTCCGCGAGGAATACGATCCGCAGGCACAATGGGACGAAGAGGCTTACCGGCCGCTGATCGTCGATTGCCAGCGCGATTTGAAGAAAT